ACCAGCTTCGCAGTCACTTTCACAGAGTAATCTCCACTTTGTCGCCACGGTACAGGACGCGAATAGCATCACTACGCCAGACGAAGTAGTTGTCATCGTCATCTTCGTAGTTACCCCAAACACCACCAATCACGATAGGGCCGTGTTCATTGTCAGAAGGAAACAACACAAGAGCGCCATTCTCGTGGATGAACCCAACTTCTTCACGCTCAGTAGTACCAAGTGCCTTGATTTGCATGTTAGACCTCACATTGTCCCAACTTCGTCACCATCGTCCTTGATAAGAACGACTTGCTTCACATAGCCATAGCCAGAACCTTGCAGGAAGGTCAGGAGGACTTCTGCCACATCACCAAGGTAGTCAACATCATTCTGTTCGACAGTGACAACCTTGTTAGTGTAAGTGCAGGTCGATTGCAGCGAGATATTCATTATGCGTCTTCCCCTTCTTCTTCACGAACATACGGAACATGTTCGATGATCTTAACCTTGGTCAGCGAAGTGCGCGAAACCGTCTTACCATCTTGACCCGGAAAGGTCGTAATCAGGTTGGTCACTTCTGCAATCGTACCGTTGCCGATAAGACCTTGGGTTTCAACGTCCCAACGCTTACCATCGGGGCCAACCACTTTCGGCGCACCACCAGCCTGCGGGATTTCCTTACCCGACTTGTCTTTCACCAGATGGCGACGTTCAAACTTGATGGCAATCTCACCATCCATCAGACGCTTCTGGATAGGCTTCTTCATGGTGCCTGCCTTTTTCAGCTTCTCAAACTCGTCTTTGTTCAAGACTTGGGTGAGAACGTAAGCACCTTCGCTGTCTTCGTACTGGCCCTCGAAACCGTTCATGTCACGGTTTTCCTCGAAGATTTTCGCCCATTCGATAGCGCCTTTGGTAGTCACTTCTTTGTAGATGGTCTTAGCCATGTTTTCCTCATGTTTTCGGGGCAAGATTGCCTTCGTCGTCGGGATCGCAACTCGTTGCTGCGGGTTCATACAGTTAGTTGTATTGTTGGTTTTTGTCAACCAATCTTCTTGATTATTTAGTGTGTTTCGGCATAATTTTTACCGATCTTGGTATCAATGTCAAGCAGGACGTTCAACTTGAGTTTGTCGTTAGTCTTACCAATTGCACCCTTCAAAACACCCTCTGTAAACTCAGAGGTAGCCTTCGGCACATAGAAGCCAACTTCATCGTGAAACTGCATGGCAACCTTCACGTTGGCCTTACGGCAGAAGAACAACCAAGTGTCAAAGCAATAGACACCAGTTGATTGGTTAGCAGTGGAGAACCTGTCCTTCTCAGAACGCAGATTGTGCCAGAAGCCAGACACAGGGTTCAACAACCACATGGAATTGCCCACGATCTTGACAACAAAACTCTCTGTCGCTTTGGTAACAGAGTGGTTACGTTCCCAATATGCCTTGATGATCTTGGCAGCTTCGGGGACAGACACGCCAATTTCCCTTGCAAGCTTCGCAGCACCAACACCGTACACACACGAATAGTTTGCAGCCTTGTATTTGCTACGGATGGGTTTGAGGCTAATCTCACCCTTGTTGTGTTGTTCGACTTCCCACTCAGTCACCGCACCAGCGAATACAGCAAGATTAAGGTGGGGGTCAAACCCCGGCTTGCTCATTTCCTCTACGTAGTCAGGGTCATAGGGTTTCATGTAATGACGTTTCGTGGTATCCTCTAGGGAAACCATGTCAGCGCCACACAGGTCAAAACCCTCTGGTGCAATCAGACAGCCACGGATTTCTCCACCCCAAGGCTTTTCCACTTTGGGGATGTTGGCTAGTGGTTTGGCGTGTTTGAAGCGGAAGGTGTTGGTCAGTCCAGCGACAGAGGCTTTCAGCCAACCATCCTTGTGACCTTCCAGCAGAGCCTTAAAGAAACCTTTCCTGTGACGGATCACAGTAAGACCTTCCAGAATTTCCACTCCGGGGGCTTTCTCTTTAAGCTTTAGGACGCTCTCACAGAGTTGACCAGCTTCCGCATGTGTTGCAGGATACCTGATCTGTGGGATGCGCTTCTCTACACCTGTCTTCTTGTTCTTCTCGTATTTCCATGTCTGGGGTTCCCAACCGAGACTATTGAGCCAGTTCTTGACCTGAATGTCGCTGTTGGGGTTCGAGTCTTCCCAATCGACAATCAACTCCACTTCATCTTTGTCGCAGTCAGAGGGCAACTCAGCTTGGAACAGAACGTTGGTCCATTTCTTCCAAGCCTCTGTAAGAGAGCCATCCTTCTTGACCTTCTGTGCAGGACGCTTGAACGTCTTGAACACAGGCTGCTTGGGCATAGCCTTTACGAGTTCCTTGAACTTTTCCTCTTGGAGACGTTCCAGTTCATCATAATTCCTCTGCGCCCGTTCGACATCAAGCTTGACACCAACTTCTTCGGCTTCCCTTGCACAGTCCATCTTGAAACCAAGGTAGTCGATGACCTTCATAGCCTTCTCAAGAGAACCGTACAGCTTGATAAGCTTGCCTTCCAGTTCCTTCCAGAGACGCCAGTTGATCTTCACATCCTCGACGCAACGATGGGCATATTCCTCGTAGGTCAGGTTCTCCCAATCATCAACCTTCGGCTTAGGAACACCGTAGTCAATGCCATAGCTTTCAAGGCCATGTGCAGATCGGTCAAAGTTGACGTACCAAGACAACACCAGACTGTCGATGAAGTTAAGGTAGGTCAGCTTGGTGTTCAGAAGCTTGTTGAATACAGGAAGATCGTATCGGACAGCGTTGTGACACACGACCCTTGTATCTTCCTGTGACAAGATTTCTCTTATCTTTGCTTTGTCGTTGGTGTGGTGGAACGTCTCACCGTCTTCTGTCCAAGCAACCACATGCAGCTTCGTTACATTCTCAACCCAACCGTCTGTTTCGCTGTCCAGAACGATGATCTTCATTTAGACTCCATTTCTTTCAACTTATCCGTGACAAACTCGCTCATGCTATCTTGCCCACGGCAGTAGCCCATGCAGAAAGCCCAACGAAGGTCTGAAACCTTTACGCCAGATTTCTTGGCAAACTCCAAACGGGTTGCTGCATAGACACCAAGCATGGGTTCATCCAACCACTCTTGGAAAATTTCTTCTAACGTCTTCATTCCGACCTCTCAAGTGCTTCTTTGATTAGCAGAGCCAGACTATACTCTGCATGTGTCTCTACATGGTCCATACCATCATCAGGTTCCCAACCATTGTCAAGTTCCCTTTGGCTAGGTGCGGGATAATAACCTGATAGACTAATAAGGATGTCGTTTGGAAAACCCATTTGGTCATAGACCTCTACAACAAGGTCAGTGCTGTAGTGTTTCCCACGAAGGGGTTCAAGAGTTACAGACTTGATCTTCACCAGTCACTTCCTTTCTCATAGAGTTTCGACCACAGATGAAAGCCCATTGAAGATCACCGAGGTCAATACCAAGCCTGTTAGCGAATTGTCTACGAGTTTCGATAGAACCACTGCTATCAGCACCCGCCATTTTTCCATCCAACCAGTCAATAAAAGCTTTGGTATCTTTAGACATTACCAGCCACTTCCTTTCTCTGCAAGGGTGAATTTGTCGCCATTGAACAACAACTCACCAGCTTCACCTTCAAGCCCACACGGGCGGTTCTTCTTAACGACAAGCTTGGTTGTGTTACGATCCAGCATGTCGGTAGCCTCTTTGTCACGTTCAAGGTCGATGATGACCGAGGCACGTTGACCAATCATCTTACAATACTTGAAGTCACCATTCTCGTTAGTGTGACCAATCGTAACAATGCCGATGTTCAGATCAGCAGCAAGCTTAGACAACCGAACAGACAGGTCAGCCAGCATGGACTCTTTGTTGTCGTCACCAGACACCGTGATAACGTCTTGGATCGGCTCAAAGAACACATACTTGCAGCCATACACTTGCGTCAGGATACGGATTTGTTCGATCAGTTCGTCCGCACCGTCTTCTTCCCGAAGGTGGAATTGCATATACCCCGTCTTGTGAGTGATATGTTTAATCGCCATTTCCACATCTTGCAAGCGATTCTTTTCAGTAATCAGGTCTTTTCGTGTCAGGTTGTCGTCAAGATAGTAGGACACAACACCAAGCAGAGAGCGAAGCTTCGTTTCTTCCAAGTGCCACGTAGCAAAGCGAACCTCTGGATAGTTCTTGATGAAGTTGTATTCCAGATACCGCATAAACTCCGACTTACCAATGCCTGTGGGGGCCTTGATAACAGTGAAGTGACCCTGCATCAGACCAAGGATTTTCTCGTCCAGTGCATAGATATTGGTCGGGATGTAGGCATGATCCGGGGTGTCGTGCAGCAGTTCAAGGAAGTCTTCCTCAGTGGCATAGATATTGTCAGGGGTGAACACACCAGACGAATACCAAGCACTGCGGTACTTGTCGCCAGCGTCAGCCATAAGAAACTCATTAGCGTCTTTGTAGACATCATGAGGCACCTTATAGACACGACCCGGAAACAGGTTCATGAGGTTCAGGGCAAACCGTTCGGCCTTGTCGTCGGCATCCAGAGACAGGTAAATCTTGTCAAAGGAACCAAGCCAATCCTTGCAGTTTTCCAGAAGCTTCTTACTTGGAGTAGCCGAAGGGAGCGACACAACAGGGTACTTGCTGCCAAGCATCTGGAAGGCAGACATAGCATCAAGTTCGCCCTCTGTGATGGTCACAGCCTTGGCAGAACCAGCAGGAAACTTGTCCATCCCCCAGAGGCGATCACTCTTGAAGCCATTAGCAGTCGAAAACTCTTTGGGGAAGAACCTCGTCTTGGTAGAGCCATCCGGGTAAACATAGGTGTGCTTGACAGGTAGATCGTCCTGCACAAACGACTTCACACCGTAGAAGGTCATGCTTGAGGATGAAACCTTCCTATGACCACGGAAGTCCCAGAAGCCCTTGGGTTCTTCGGTTTCAATCAAGTCTTCGTTGTCGCTCACTTCTTCACCTTTGTTGCTCTTAAGGGGATACTTCTCAGAGACCCACTCGAAGATTCTCATCTTTCTCTTGGGGTATGATTTCCCACAGCTATGGCAGAAGCCGATGTGGTGTTGTGTGTTGTAGCTAAAAGCATCAGAAGAACCACAGTCTGTGTATGGACAAGGCTGATGCTTTAGTTCGTAGTCATTCATTCTCGTTTCCTTGTGTTGAAGCCATCATATAGGCGTAGTCGATGTGACTTTCAACCTTGTCCAGAGCGTCTTGGATGTTTGGAGTGCCTTCGGCCCGTGCCACCTCTACCAGATGACGCCACTCAGCGATCATCTTTGAGACTTTCCTGTTACCATATCGTTCAGACATAAGACACTCCAATTTCCACGGAAGGGGTTACTTCTTCTCTTTGCGGAAGACCTGTTTCGCACCATTGGCGAAGTAGACGATCACAGCAGACTTACCCCCATCTGACCAAGTGTCTTCATTGGCAAGAGCCTGTGCATAGTCCAAGACGTTATCGTAGGTCTTCCGATTAACAGTGTTTTTCCAACTGTAGACAGAAAACGCTTCCAGTTCATCCCAAGGCTCAGACCAACGATCCCCGCAGCAGTCGCAGTCAAGACCATCGCTGACACCATCAAAGTAGATGCCTACTTCTTCGGCTTTGCGGTTGGCATCCTCCCGACCTTCTGCTTGGATCAAGACATAGATCGAAACGTCTTCATTAGTGACGAAGCTTCCACCGCTGTTGTTCTGACGATACTCAAACCAGAGGAAGTCTTTGGTAACGGTCACAGGCGATTTCAGACCGAGCATTTCAGTACACCTCATTGAAGTCAAGGATTTCTTCCCACAGGGGTTCGCCGTGGTCAATCACGTTACGGACAGCTTTTGCAGCATCAGCAGCAGTCACTTGGTCCCAATCACCATCGTATTGATACCCTTGACTGTCTTCCATGTAGAACAGCTTCTTAGCAACACCCTCGCTAAGACCAAGAGCCTTGGTAGCAAGGTCATCAACCTCACCGAAGCCATAGAAGTGGCGATCATGCTTGGTAGGGTCAAACTTGACGTTCTGTTGGTACACGTAGCCAGCGATGCAGCAGGCAGTACCACACCAGTTTTCCTTTTGATCGGGAGGAATTTCGACCAACTTGTTCATGTTGAAGGCACGTTCAGGAGCGCCAGCGAGAAGCCACTGTTCGACCTGTTGCAGTTTTTCGACGTTCATCTGATTCTCACCTTTGCTTCTGAGACGTTGATAGATAGACTGTGTAGCTGGTAGTGTCAAGCAGAAATATTCTTCTAGACGGGTCTTGACAAGCACCATCCATACACCCACTTACTACAAGAACCTTTCCGCCAAGGTTCCCTATATGATACTCCCCTAGAAGTATCTCATAGACTACCTGATATAGATAATCTAGAGATACCCTAGAAGGAACACATAGTCTGTCTTAAAGATAGAACCCTTCAAGGATCAGATAGTGGTCTTCCACATTGAAGTAGTCATACCAGTCTGATCCAAGAGAGATTTCCATGTAGTCAGTCTTCATCGCTGTAGTCATCCTCGTAATGATCTTCTGTTGCATAGTCTGTATAGCACTCGCCACACAGGTCTTCTACCATATCAATCCACATTTCACACTGGTAGCAGTAGAAACGGTCAAAACGCATTGTCGTTACCCCTCGTAAGGTTCAAACTCATGGTTCAGGAAGAACAAGCTACGTTCACTGTGTTCGTCAGGGTGGCTGTCAGGATGCAGCGACAACTGGCAACCGTGTCCCATAACGTCAGTCACATAGGCAAGCCTACCAACTTCTGAAACGGGGCAAAGTTTACTTTTGTACTGGTTCTCCAACACTCGGACAACATCACCAACCTTGTACTTGGGTGTGTAGCTTCCGAGAGGACGAAGTGCACTAACAGGAACCCACTGTTTGTAGCCATAGCCCGCCTGCATAAAGACCATCGGACCATAGAACATATGGTCACAGATCGCACCTTCCGCGAAGTAGTAGTAAGCCATACTACTTGAGGGGTCAAGAACTGTTGCCTCAAGGACACTTTCGTCATAGTACTCGAAATCCCAATGGAAGGGTTTACCACCACGAGTGGGGACCAGAAACTTATCACCGATATTGATGTCCATCTTAGTTCTCCATCAGATTAAAACATTGGATAGTAGAGGCTACCTGATTCGACTTGGTACTCTCTAACTGTTTGTAGTTCTACCAGAACAGCATCACACTTGTCAAGTTCTCCGTCCCAAGCATAAGCAGATGATAGCTGTTCCAGTTGTTTGATGTAGGATGCTATAGGCACAAGCATCTGTTGCTCTACAGTTAGTCCTACAGGGTTCATTACATTTCCTTTACGAGCATCAGTTCACAAGCCTCTGCATAGTGTTTGGACAAGTCAGAGGTCCAACACACCCAAAGGCCATACTCTCGATCTGGGGTTCCAACTACAACCCCAAGGTCGTGCATCCGATCAGGGTTGCAGTGGTTCTCGTTACCTTTGACGAAATCTCC